GCGTTTGCAGAGCAGAGAATACACCGACAAAAGCGGAAATAAGCGCAACACCATTGAGATTGTGGCAAACAATGTTGACTTCTGCGGTGATAAGGGTGGCAACACTTCACCTAGCGGCAATGCGGATGTGTTCCATGAGGTGGACGAAAGCGAAGATGGTGACCTTCCGTTCTAAATCGGCTTGTATTAAAGGGGGTGATGATGGTGAAACATTTAGGAGATATCACAAAGATAAACGGTGCTGAAATTGAGCCTGTTTGGTGCATTACTGGTGGTTCACCTTGTTAGACAAGACCTTTCTGTTGCCGGAAAGCGCAAGGGCTTAAAGCATAAGTTACAACAAAAACGAAAGGAGATGAAAGAAAATGGAACGAGAGTTTCGGGGTGTATGGATACCAAAACAAATCTGGTGCAACAAAGACCTATCTGCAATCGACAAGGTAATTCTCACCGAGATTGACAGCTTGGACAATGTGGAACATTGCACCGCCAACAATGATTACTTTGCAGAGTTTTGCGATATTAGTGTTCCAACTGTTAAAAGGTCAATCAAAAAATTGGAAGAACTTGGGCTTATAGACCGAGTAGGATATGACGGACGAGTAAGAACATTAAAATCAAATTTGCAGCACGATATACCCTCGATTGAGAGCCATCAGACAGCTCATTTTGATACGGCAGAGGTGTCAAAAAGAGCCACCCTACATTATAATAATAATATAAATATTAACTATATAGACGATGGCTCACAACACGCTCGATTTGAGAAACCTTCGGTCGAGGAAATTAAGGATGAATTTAAGGCAAAAGGTTATCCTGATGAAGCTGAAATATTTTACAGCTTTTACGAAAGCAAAGGCTGGATGGTTGGCAAGAACAAGATGAAAAACTGGAAACAGGCTGTTAGTGGTTGGTGTGCCAGATGTAAGCAAAGAGGGCAACAGCCTATTATCCAGCAACCAAAGCCGAATATTTATCACGGCGAAACTGCCGATGAGAAGGCAAAACGGCTTGGCATCAAGATTAAGAAGGATATTTGACAATGACAGCTGTAGACAGCATCAGAAGCATTATTGGTGCATTGATGATATGCCCGGAGCATTGGCAGACGGTAAGCGGTATTATTGACCACACCATGGTAGAAAGCGGCACGGAGCGAGAAGTTATTGCCATCTGCGAAAAGATATCTGACCGAAAGAACCTTGAAACGGCAGACATAATTGCGGAAATCAGCAAGCGGCAGGACAAGGACGAACTTTTGACCTTTGTTACCAAGTGTGCCGAAGGTACCGCTGCCGTATCAGCCGATGCGGTGGAAACCTTTGCCAGAAGCGTTAGAGATGCCTATACGGCAAAGGAACTTGCATCGAAGCTATTGGCGTACTCACGGGAACTGTCAACAGCCGGTGCGGATGTTAATTCTATCATAAGCGCAGTTAAAACGGAACTGGAACACGCCGTGACCGACAATACAGGCTCTGTAAGGGAGTTTAGTGACTGCCTAGTGGAATTTACTGGCTACTTGCAAAAACCCCATACAACGGCTGTATCAAGCGGATATGATGATATCGACAGATTGACAGGTGGGTTTAGGTCAGGTGACTTTGACGTTCTGGCGGCGAGAAGCGGAAAAGGCAAGAGTGATTTTGCTGTTTCCATCTGCCTGAACATGGCAAAGAAGGGTCAGAAAATCCTGTATGAAAGTCTGGAAATGGAAACTGTGGAACTGGTAGAACGAGCGGTATCAAATAGAGCAAGCGTTGACAGCGCAAAGATTAGGGATAAAAAGCTATCCACGCAGGATTATGAGGACATTGCGCTTGCACAAGAGGAAATGTACGATTACCAGTTTTATGTGGACACACCGCCGATGCTGACAGCGAACATTTTAGAGGGCAATATCATAAAATATAAGCCTAGCGTGGTGGTACTGGACAATCTGGACTTGATACGCCCTGCGAGGAAGTGCCAGCAGAAATACATCGAGGTTGAGGAAACCTGTCACGCATTAAAGGCAATCGCAAGACGGACAAAGACCTGCATTATTGCGCTGGTGCAGTTAAACCGAAGCGCAGACGAACACGCAATACCGCTCATGAGTGACTTGTATGGGGGTTCTGTAATAGAGCACGACGCAAGCACGGTAGCGGCAATCACACAAAAAGATGGGAATACAAAGGTGCATATCATTAAGGCACGGCGCGGAATGTGCGGCGAAGTGGAAATGATGGTAACGCCGGAGTATCACCAGTGGTATGAGGTATTAAGGGAATGAATTGCGATTTATGTAAATACTACGCTGCCTTGCGTGGGCAGATAATCGAGGACAGACAGGTATTAACAGGTGTGTGCATTTTGCGGTGTATCGCAGACCAAAGCTGTGTAAACCCAACGAGATGCCACGATTATACGGAAAAGAGGAACGAAAGATGAACTATCCGAAGATGGACGATGTAGACTACCGCTACCGCTTGCAATGGGCAATGAATGTTAGCAAGATATCGGAGGGTTTACTTGCTAGAAGTCTTGGTGCATCCGAGCAGACCGTTCGGTGCTACTTGCGTGGAAGTATGGTGCCAAACGATGGCATGAAAATGCGGATTGCAAGGGTTTTGCACATGGATGAGGAATGGATGGTGACAGGCATACAACCTTTTGAATGGCCAGATTTGCCGACATTGAGTGAACGGTATGTATTTGCCTATAAGCGTAGCAGAATAACCGGAAGTGATTTTTACAATGCAGAGGTAGGATGTGGAACAGTACAAAACATCCGCAACAATGTATACCCGGTGAAAAAAGAAACAAAGCAGAAAGTTGCAGATGTCCTAAAATGCCCTGTGGAATGGCTTTTTAAGGCAGATTTGGTGCAAGAAGATAAAGTTATCGAGAAAACCGAAAAAGCGGCACAGAACGAAAGAAAACCGCCTGTGGAACGAAAGGAAGAACCTAAGATGGAAAACAAGGAAGAACCAAAGCAAAAGAGTGGAAACAAGATTAGCCTGTGCGGTGAGTACACCATGCAACAGTTGACTGCCATGCTGGGGATGTTTAAGGATGTAGTTTACAAGGTTAATATGGAAATTGAGGTGGTATAAATGACTAACGATGAGCAAATTAAAGCTAAAAATGAGCTAATTGAGGCAGCAAAGATGCTGAAAGAGTATTGCGACAAATGCGAATGTGATGATTGCCTTTTTTATACAAATTGCAATTGTGTTTTGGATAGTGGTTCTCCAAATTGCTGGAAACTTCCAAAGCCCAGCCGCTGGACAGATGCCGACATTGCTCTGGCAAAGGCGTTAAAGGCGTTTGGGGTAAATGGAGTTTATCTAACTACTATGAGTTATCCGCAACGGCGGTGGAGAGTGAAAGATATACAGTATGGTATATTGCCAGATGGAGCATTTATGGCGCTGGAAGAACAAGAGTTTGTTAGCTTGGACGATATTATCAAAGGAAGTGAAAACAGATGACAACTTATAAAATGGAAAGACAGCTTGAATACATCAAACTTATGTTTGCTGATTTTGCGAAGAACGCAGAACGCAACATTGAGATGACCAAAACGGAGAAATCGTACTATCAGGGCGGCAGATTTATGAACAAGGATTGTGGTAAGTCTGTGTTAAAGCGAAAAATCATAGCGTTGCGACAAGAATTGCTCAAGCTGGAACGAATGATTGATGAGGAGTGAGAACAATGGCTGAATATATTGACTGGCAAAAGATGATAAAACACGGCTATTGGGAACGCTGCCAGTATAACGGCTTTGTGCGCTGCTCCGTTTGCCGTGATACCTACATCGAGCGTGGATGGGCAGAAAACGGCAAATGGAAGTATTGCCCTACTTGCGGAGCGAAACTGGAAATGGAGAGTGACGAAGATGGCGAATAACATTATCGAAGCGTTGCGGTGTTCCGTATCGGCTGGAAATCACGATTGCGTTAATTGCCCTTGGAGCGCAAAAGAACGGCTGGACGATTTTCCGGAATTAAAAAGCAAAATACCGCACGATGCGATTATTGACGGTGTAGCCTACTGGATATCCTGTGATGTAGAACGCATTGCGCTTGAAGCGGCAGACGAATTGGAGCGGTTGACAGATGGCAAATAAATACCACGCTAAAAAGGTAGTATACAACGGCATAACCTTTGACAGCCGAAAGGAACTGCAACGATACCACGAACTAAAACTGCTGGAACGATGTGGAGATATCGAGAACTTGGAACGTCAAGTTGCGTTTACGCTGATACCTGCACAGTACACACCGACAGCAAAAACGAAGGGAAAACTGGCAGAGCGTAAAGTGGAATACATTGCAGATTTTGTGTACACGGCAAACGGCGAAACGGTTGTTGAGGATGTAAAGGGTTATCGTGGCGGTGCAGGGTACGGAGTATTTGTAATTAAGCGAAAACTGATGCTGTGGGTGCATGGCATCAGGATTAAAGAGGTTTAACGATGTATGGAGAGGTAAAAGAGCCGATAAACTGCAAATGTGCGTTTTGCGGCAAGGAATTTTTGACCAAGAAGGCAAGTACAAAGTATTGCTCATTTGAGTGCCGAAAGGAACGGAAAAAGCAACAGGACAAGTACTGCAAGGCACATCAAAAAAAACGGGATTACAGCAAGCCGAAACCGAAGGAAGAACCGAAGCGAACATATACCAGTATCGAGGATATTGTGTTGGCAGCGGATAAATGCGGAATGAGTTATGGACGATATGTAGCGATGAGGTGTGGAGCATGAGAGCACGAATACCGGCAAATAAACTGTTAAGCGGAAACCAGAAAAAAGCAGTAGTTGAACTGGCAACAAAAGAAGCGGAACGGCAGATACAAGCGGCAACCACAAGAGCGCAGTACCTGTGGATGGCGGCAATGTTAAACGCTGGGTATAAAATCAAAAGCGTGGAAAATGTATCGGTGTATCTGGACAAGGCTTGCAAAAAATACGCGGCGTACAAGGAAGATGGGTGCGGTGATGCGGCACTGGTGCGTGACTTAAAGGCGGCAGGGTTGGATTTACCGCCGATACCGGGTGATGTGGAACTGTGATGTGCAAAATGGAAATACTTAAAGCATTTGCGATTTTGGTAATTGCATTGGGTAGCTTTTGCCCCGATATTGCCGCAATGAGAAGAAACGGAAACAGCCGATATATAGGATACTGCTTGTTCCGGGCGCTGGTGTCTTTATCGGCAATCGCATTTTATGCAAAACTGTAAGGCGGTGGAAACATGACACGTAAAGACTGGCAAAAGCTACCCCGGCAGAAGGCTTATATAATGGACTTACAACAGCAGATAGACACCTTGCAGACGATGCTGGACGAGTGGCCGACCATTACAGACACGGTGAGCAGCAGCACGGATGAGGGCAACGCCAGCCACCTTTGCCACGCGGTAATCAGCGGAAATGCACCGGGGTACACCACAACAGCGGAAAAACTGCGAGGGCTAAAATCGTGGCTGTGCATCCGCAAAGCGGAGTATGCCACCAGCTATGCAAATGCGGTGGAAGCCATCAACGCCGAGCCAGACCCGGAAATGCGGCTGATACTATCTGACAGGCTGTTAAAAGGCAAAAGCTATAAGCGCATGGCGAGGGAAACGGGATACCGCGTTGAGGATGTGACAATAAGGTCGCGTGTAGACCGCTGGATAGACCGCCAGATAGCGCATAAGACAACAGGCAACAAAGATATCGAGTAACAGCAAAAACCCAACAGCGGCCTTGTATTTGGCTACTGTTGGGCTTTGTTATTTGCTTTGTTCAGCTTTGATTGCGGCTGAAACAATACGTTTTAATGCTTGTGCCGGCGTTTCTCCATCGCGTGTGGGGATTTGTGCCGCCGGTATGGATATTTTAACTCGGTCGCTTTGCATAAAGTCATCTGCTGCAGATTTTAAGATTGCGTGTACTGATACACCGCTTTGCGCTGCCTTTGCTTTGAGGGCTTCTGCGTACTCTCTGGTAACTTTGCACGCAATGTTAGTCATGTGCGCTGCATCATACTTTTTGTTAGCTCTTTTTTTTGCATCGGATACCATGTTACACCATCCTTTCCGGTTGCGGCGCTAGTCCGTGCAGCTGTGCCAGCATCAGCGGGATATACGGCGGCGGTGTGGCAATGCCGCTTTCCCAATTTTCGATTGTGCGCTTGGGGATGCCGTGCAGGGCACAAAATGCAGCTTGGGATAAACCGGTTGATGTGCGGATATCCTTTACCGTGATGTGTGCAGCAGTAAATAGGGTTTTGAGTTCTTCCGCAAGTGCGATAATGTCTGCATCATCGGGAAAAACTGAACTTAATGCAACGTCGCTGGCGTATGCGTCGGGGTCGGTATAGGCCGAAATCTCGGAAAGTGCGAAAGAAAATTGTTTGATGTCCATTTTGGTTACTCCTAGCATCCATAATTTGATTTTGCTTCTGCCCATGCTGCCATAACGCTATCGGCGTGGGCTTGCTGCTCGTTGTATGCGTCCTTATAGCGTTCCGGGAGTGTTTCTCCCAAACATTGACGGGCAGAAAAGATGCGACCATTGTATCCGTTATCCGTTTGGCGGTAAACGGTATTTCCGCGCTGGTCCTTGAGTTGTCGAACATTGGCTTTAATGATACAGCCGTGGGATATAAAGTACATTTCCATAGTGTTTACTCCTTTATTGTTTTGTTGTGTCAAACCCACCTTTTGCAGAATATCTTTCCGCAATTTCCCACCAACTGTAATCGTCAGGGTCATATCCGGTCATAAGGTCATCGTCATGGAGTTCGCACACATAGACGGCAGTTTTCTTTTTTTCGGATTCGGTGAGGTGGTTCCACAAATCTTTGGCACACGCATGAGCGCCCGCCCCGCGGGTTTAGTAGGAATAAAAGAAAAGCCCATCGTTTTTGTCAATTCTGCCGTAGTTAATCTCTGATATGGAATTGGGGTGTTCCCAATCGTCTACAAATGTATCTTCCCCAAGGTATGCGGCATCATCACTGTAACTCAAATCATTTTGTTCCCAAATTACTCTATATGCGATGTAGTTGCCTCCATCATCCGTTTTATCCGGATAAATGCCCAAGGCGGAATAATAGTAATTGTCAAGGTATGCGCTCTCAACCAAAATGATTAGGTTGCCGTTTTCGTCGGTGCATTCACCGTTTTTGGCAGCCAAACTTTTAATATCAATCATAGCGGTTTTCCTTTCTGTTCCGTGTGTGTTTCGTTGTGCCATCATTCTACCACCGAATAGGTGGTATGTCAATGGGGATTTACAAATTTATTTAGGCTTTGCGGTGGGTTGCCCAAAAAATAGCGGCAAAAAATGGGATAATCAGCGCCGGGAAGGCATCAATCAGGGCGATGATTGCCCAAAATATTAAAAAGGCTGTGCCAAGTTTGGCGGTATCAATAAGCGTTTTCATTTTCGTTCCTTTCGCCCGGCATCCTCTGCCGGGGGTTACATCTTTGGTTTAGCATTCGGAGAAGTCGGTATCTTCGTATTCGCCCAAAACTTCTGATATGCACTGGCCAAGCAGATAGCAACGAATGGTCACATCGCAACACTCGGCGTCGCGGTCCAGCAGGTCAGCGGTTGAGCATCCAAATTCCCGCAATGCTTCTTGGAGCAAATCGAGGTTGTGAGAGATATATTCTTCCGCATACCATGCGTTAAAGGTGTAGCTGCCGGAAGCGTTTCCGGTTACGCTATCCTCTGTCCAAAGGTCTTCGTTTAGGGCTTCTTCCAAATCCTCGCGGGTATGGTCGGAAAGGGTGATGTTTTCGGAGATGTAGTTGCGGATATCGTCGCAAATGCTGGTAAAATAATCGTAACGTTCCATAGCGGTTTTCCTTTCTTTCGGTGGGTGTGTTTCGTTGTGGCATAAGTATAGCACACACTACCAAACAGTGCAAGGTGGAATGCTGTACAATGTTTGGCAGTGTATTTTGTGCATTTTGTAGCAGATTGCAAAAAAAGCACGGTGGATATGTGGTACTATATAGATGTATTAAAGGCGGTATGCCTTGGATGTGGTGCGGGATAGCACCGGGCAAAGGGCGGGTAAAGGCTGCACCGGGCAATGGTCAGCCAAAAACCGCATATAATCGACATTTTAAGGGGGTGGCACATATGGCCACGGATAAGCAAAAGGCAGCAGGACGTGCCAATCTCGACGCGGGGCGCGTACGGCTGGATGATAATACACCAGAGAGGGCGCGACAAATCCGGCAGATGGGGCAAGCAGCCACAGCAGAGATACGGCGCAAGCGGCGCACCATGCAAGAGGATATGCGGATGGTACTGTCACTTTTTGCCGATACTGATATCCTTCCCGATGATGTGCAAGGCATTGCAAAGAGTATGGCAGTGGAGCAAAGCGGTAAAATTACAATGCAGCAGGCCATCGCCATAACACAGGCCGCATCAGCCGCCGCAACCGGTAGCACACAGGCAGCGACATTTTGCCGCGACACAGCCGGGGATAAGCCTACCGACAAGGTCCAGACGGAGAGCATTACGGCGGCGGATATGGCACTAATACAGCGGTTTGCCGCAAAGCACCAAAACGCCGATACAGATATGGACATTTTGACCACCGATGAGGGGTAAAACCATAAAAAGCGCGATATAGCGTCAATTCGCATTTCGTGTAATAGGTATTATACGAAATAGCACAGCAAACGTGCATGGAGTGGAGCAGCAGGGCGGCAAATGATGCCAAGGTGCATATAAATAGGTAGGTGCCCCCCTGCAAAGGCGGTGTGCGGTGTGAGGAAGGGGGGCATACCCTAGCGCGACGTCTATCGCCCTCACAAAAATAAAAAAACCAAAAAACAACCACCACCCACCAAAAATAAAAAATGACATTCACGTTCATCGTTTACTTAAGACCTCCTCCACATAGCGGCTCGCAGTTTCGCGGAAACTGTGCGTGGTGCGACAAGCCGCTTTAATAAGACCGCAAGACCGAGCAAGGTTAAGTGGTAAAGAATAACCCACCTGTACTGTTCGCAGGTGGGCATTTTTTTATTGGAGAGATATGAACGAGTTACAACAGGCGAGAGAGCAGATAAACGAATACTACCGCAAAGAACCGGTAGAGTTTATCGAGGAATATGTACAGATAGAGCAGAAGCTTGACGGTGGCGGTGTAAAGGTAAGACCGTTCATCTTATGGGAAGCGCAGAAACAGGCCGTAGACAGCCTTTTAGGTAACAGGAAGAATGTAATACTAAAAGCGCGGCAGTTGGGTTTTTCGTGGCTTATATTGGCTATGAGCGCATGGACGATGAACGTCAACTATGGATTTAACATAGGTGCAATCAGCCGAAGTGAAGTCGAAGCGAAGGAACTTGTACGGCGGTTAGAGCTGATACTATCGAAGATGCCTGACATAGTAAGGGAAGAGAAAGAAGCAGACGGCTGGAACGGAGCGGTATATAAAGCAACGTCATTGGACGTAACGATAGATTTTAGGAACGGAAAACCGGCAAGCACATTCAAGGCGTTTCTATCGTCACCGAGTGCCGGACGCGGATTTACCTTTGATTGGCTGATACTGGACGAATGGGCGTTTCACAGCAATGCGGAAGAAATATGGACATCGTTGTTCCCAACGGTCAATGACGGATACGCGAAAGTGATAGGGTTATCGACCATATACAGAGGGACGCTGTTTGAGAGCATATTCACAACACCGGACAATGGGTTTAACAAGATATTCTTTCCGTGGAGTGCAGACCCAAGACGAGATGCGAAATGGTACAACGATACCGTAGGAGCATTGGGCTCGGAAAAGACATTACAGGAATATCCTGCAACGATAGAAGAAGCGTTAATGGTGCCGGGCGGTCAGATGTTCCCGGAGATAACGAGGGATTACCATAGGGAACACGATAGTTTCTGGGATGAGCCTGTTATTAGGTATGTACACATCGACTATGGCTTGGATATGTTTTCGTGCCATTGGACTGCGGTTAATTCGCGAGGATATGCGAGGACATACCGGGAATATGATGCGCCGAACTTAACGATAGGTGCGGCGTGTGATGTGTATCGTGACCTCAACAACGGCGAGGATATATTCCAGATACTGGCACCGCCTGACTTGTGGAACCGCGACCAAGTGACAGGGCGGTCGAGAGCGGACATATTCCGAGAACACGGAATGAACCTGACGAAAGTATCGAATGATTTTGCGGCAGGTGTAGCGTGTATGAAGAACTGGTTTCGGTATGACGAGGAAGGCACCCCCTATTGGACTTTTGAAGATGCACCGAAACTATTCAAGTGCTTACAAAAAATATTAAAAGACCCGAAGAAACCCGATGTATACGCAAAACAGCCGCATGATTTGACACACGACTGTGACAGTTTACGCTATTTTTGCGTGTATTACATTTCACCGGCAGAAGCGAGGAAAAGCATACACCACAAGGAATGGCCGCAAGACCTATTGGAAGATTACGAAAACGCAAGTGATGAAATTCGCAGCGTAATGGTAAAGCTATATGGAGAACCGTACTGATGTTTGAGAAGAACAAGAACCTAAACAAGTGGAGAGAGAAGTACGATATTGCCAGAAGTGCGTACAGCGCAACTCTGAATGCGATTGACCGCCGAGAAAGCGCATATCTTGGAACGCACAGTATCTTGAACCACCGAAAACAGGTAACAAAGCGAGAAGCAACCAATGTGCGGAACATATCATTTGAACTGGTTGAAGCACAGGTTGATTCGACCATTCCTGTTCCGCGTGTTGACGCTTTACACGCAGAGGACAAGGAAACCGCAAAGATGCTGGAAAGTTTCTTACGAAGCGAAATACAGCGTTTGCGGATGAAAGAACTGAATGACCAGCAAGAGCGGACCACACCGACACAGGGCGGTGACTTTGCACTTGTTGAGTGGGATAACCTTGCAGGGACGCATTGTTCTATTGGTGACATAGCGTTGCAGGAACTGCACCCGAAACAGGTTATTCCTCAACCGGGCGTATACGATATGGGAAAGATGGACTACTTCTTTGTAGTTACTTCCCAGACGAAGGAAAGCATTAAGCGCAAATACGGCATTGACGCTGAAAAGCTGTCTGAAACAGAACAAAGTGCAAGAGAAAGCGCAGATGAAACCAGACACACTGTAAGTGATGATTTGGTAACGCAGATTGATTGCTATTACCGCACCGAAAAGGGCATTGGCAAGATAAGCTGGGCAGACAGCGTTCTTTTGTACGAGGACGATGATTACCAGCAACGGAAGTTTGACCGATGCCGAAAATGCGGAAAGATTATTCCTGACGGTGCGAAGAAATGCGAATGTGGGTCGAAAGACTTTGAAACGGAAACAGGCTTTGAACTTCAAGAGGATATGATTGTAGGCGGTCAAGTGATTGACGCTGAAATTGAGGACGGCTTGGAATACGCAATGAACCCTGACGGAACGATGCAATTCCAGACGGACGAAAGCGGAAACCCCATTATGGAGAACGAAACGCCTGTTCCTGTTGTTCTTGGTATGAAGCACCGCAAGCGTGTTATTCCGTACTATAAGCCGAATGTGTTCCCTGTTATTTTGCGCAGAAACATTTCCTGCCGTGGTCAGCTTTTGGGGCTATCGGATGTTGATGTAATTGCAGACCAACAGGAAGATATCAAGGCATACGGCACTAAAATCCGAGAGAAAATCTTAAAGGGTGGCAGTTATTTGACGAAACCCAGAGATGTAAAGATTAGAACTGACGATACAGAGCTGAAAATCCTTGAAGTGACAAATCCGCAGCAGGTCAGCATGATGAATGTGCTGAACATTCAGCCGAACATTGAAAAAGAACAAACGCAGATGACACTTTGCTATGATTACGCTCGTTCTACTTTGGGTATAACGGACGCATTCCAAGGCAAGTATGATGCTTCTGCGACTTCCGGAACGGCAAAGCAATTCAGCGCAAACCAATCTGCGGGTCGGTTGATGAGCAAGAGAGTGTTGAAATACGATTTCTACTCGAAGCTGTATGAAACGATGTTCAAATTCCTGCTTGCGTACAGCGACCGGCCTATTCCGTATTCCACCACAGATGCCAACGGTGAAACGGTGTATTCGCACTTTGACCCGATGGATTTCTTGAAGGTTGATGCAGACGGCGAGCCGTACTGGAATGATGAATTTCTATTCAGCGTTGACGAAAGCGCAACCATTGCAAGCAACAAGGAAATGCTATGGAACATGGCTGATGTGAAGTACCAGAGCGGTGCATTCGGGCCTATCAACGATTTGCAGAGTGCAGATTTGCTGTGGACATGGCTTGAAGCAACAGGGTATCCGATGGCTGGCAGCGTGAAACGAACCATTGAAGCGCGGATTGCACAGCAGACGGAACTTGCACAAGGTGGTTCGGCTGTTATTCCGCAGAATGACGGAATAGACGGAAGAAGCACGGTACAGCAAAGTGATTTAACAAATTTAGAGGAAATGGGGATGATTTAATGCAATGCCCTAAATGCCGTATAGAAATGCGGCAGAAACAAACAGAGGACGGAAAGGTGCAATACATCTGCCGTTCCAAAAACTGCGGAAACTACGGAAAAATAGTAGCCGAGAAATAATTAGTGGAAAAGCGTGGAAACCCCACGCTTTTTTATATTTTAGCCATTCGTGAGGCGTTAAACCGAAGGAGCAATTATGGACGAAATTAACAGCAGCGTGACCGAACAGGCAGAGGTTGCGGAAACCGAAACCCAACAGGAAGTAGCTGCGCCTGTTGAAGAAGAAACTTCTCCCCCCGAAGGCGAAAACGCTGGTGTTGCCGACCAGCAGGAAGAAGAAAAAATCCCTGATAAGGTTTGGGCAACGGCAAGGAAGAAAGCAGAAGCGGAGTTTCAGAAACGGTATGAAAGAGAAACTGCTGAACGGAATGCCGCTGTTGCGAAACGATTTGCCGGTGTTAAAAACCCCAAGACAGGGGCAGAAATCAAGACAGAGCAAGATTATTGGGATGCCTTGGACGCACAGAAGGAAATCCGTGCGGAACAGGCACGGCAGAGAGTACAGGATGAATTGCGGAAGAATGGGGTTGACGTCAACATTCTGAACCAAGCAATCGAAAACTCCCCTGCTGTACAGAAGGCAAACCAGATTATTGCAGAGAATGAGAGATTGGCCCAGCAAAAGGCACAGGAAGAAGGCGAACGCCTTTTTAATGAGCAGTTTGCGGCAATCCAGAAGATTGATACCAGTATCAAGACCGTGAATGACTTGCAGAAAATGCCGGAGTTTGAGCAGTTTGATGCGATGGTGAAACAGGGTTATGACCTTGTATCGGCGTTCAAATCATGCTGTTTTGACCGCATTATGGCAAGCCAGAAAGATGCCGGGAAACAATCTGCAATCAACGCACAGCGGAGTAATGCACATTTGCGTACTACCGGCGGCGGTGCCGTTCCTTCCGAAAAGGGCGGTGTTCCTGCTGACCAGATGGCATTTTACCGCGAGAATTTTCCGGGAAAGACCGATAAACAACTGAATGAATTGTGGAGAATGACCCACAAGTAAAGGAGAATAACAATGGCTGTTACTATTACTAAGTCCGCTGGCTTGATGGATTCCGAGTGGAATCAGGAAGCCGATTTTATCCAGATGAAAATGGCTGATGCCGACACCGAAAAGAGCGCAGACGAGAAGATTGTCAGCGACCTGTTCAACGTCGAAACCAGTAAGCGTTTCGGTGAAAAGTTGGTTGGTTCTTCCAGTTTTGGCAGCTTTGGTGCTGTTGTGAACCCCTATGCCGTCACTACCGGTGAAGGCGGTGACTTCGCTACCGATACCATGCAGGATGTCAACCCCAAACTTATCCAGCACGTATCCTTCGGCAAGGAGTTCAGCATCACCCCCGAAATGAAGGAAGATAACCAGCATGACATTGCCGCACGTGCCGCTCGAAACTTGGTACACGCATACAAGCGCACCCGTGCCGAGTTTGCTGTGAAGGCTCTGTCCTCTTCCATTCAGACCGCTTCAAGCACCTACACCAAGACCTTCTCTTACGGCGGTGCAAGCGGCATTGACTGCTCCGTGTATGATGTGAGCGCAAGCGGCAACAGCGTTTCCCTGTTCAGCACCGCACACGGCGGCATGAACGAAAGCATTGCAACCCAGAGCAATGTGTTCACCAATGCACTTATCCCTGAAAGCGGTGACGCTGATGCCATGCTTGACCGTCTGGCAAACATCGGCTTCAACTTCAAGAATGCAAGCGGTCAGCCTATGGGTTATGTGTTCGATACCATCATTCTGCCTGCCAATGCTTATGCTGAAATTCGTCTGGCAAAGAAGATTTGCAACAGCGACCAGCAGGTTGGCAACAACAACAATGATGTGAACATCAACAAGGGTATGTGGAAACTGGTTGTTCTGCCCTACTGGCAGTACAGCGGAAACAATGTTCCATACATCTTGATGTCCAGCACCGCAAACAAGGAAATCGGCGGCAATATGTTCTATGACCGCTTGGGCTTGACCGTCAAGCAGGACATTGACATTCACAACCACGCCTTGATTACCAGTGGCCGTGGCCGTATGGGTGTTGGCTTCTCTGATTGGCGTCATGTCATCATGGGCGGTGCAGCATACGGCACCACTTTGACCTAATGCAGATTGGTCAAATCGTGCAGCTTGATGACGGCACCTATTTCCGAGTAGATGGTTTCAGCACCGTAAACGGCATTGAAATGCCGTATGGAGAAAAGGTTGAAGCACCTGCGGAAACGCCGAAAAAGACACGCAAAAAGCAAGCGTAATGAATTGGGGGTGTGGGTTACGGCTCACATCCCCTTTATCACGATAATGGGAACGCTGGTTCAATTCCAGCAATCGTGTGAGGTAAAATATGACTTGGGAAGAACTGCAAAAGGTAACCTTATACAAAATGGACGCAAGCGAGGACGGCATTGTTTCGCTGACAAACGATGAGAACATCGGATATGTGAAGGCAATGCCGCAAGCCGCAAACGAAGGTGCAATGTACATTTGCGGCTTTAAGCCTTGGAGAAAAAAGGTTGAATACGAAATAGAACCTTCCAATAAGGCACAGACGGTGGAAATCAACGAGATTTGCTATGATATGCTGAATACCGTTGACTTTACCATCTACCTTATGGATAGTGACGGAAATCTGGAAGAAGCTGAATTTCATGTTATTGCGGGGGAATACATTCAAATCCCTGCAAATACAGAAGGGACGCTGATTGTCTATTACACGGCAAATCCTATGGTATTTGATAACATGGGAAACAGCGACACCGTTCCTCTGGATAAGGATGTAGTAACGCTGTTGCCGCTTTACATTGCAAGCGAAATTTATAAGCCCGATGACGATGACGGAATGACTACCGTGTGGAGAGCAGAACTTGACGCAGCGGTAGCGAAACTTACAGCGAAGAACAGCACCGTCAGCGGATGGGTGAATACTACGGGGTGGTTGTAATGGTAGGATTGGTAAAGAAATCCAAATCTATTCTGTCCATTGACCAGTTTTTGGGAATTGACTACACAAACGATGAAACCAATGTAGCACCGAAAATGTCACCGTATGCACCGAACATGATACGCGATGTTCCGGGCAAGGTTCGCAAGAGCATGGGTTGGTACAAGGAAAAGCACTACGATGGAACTATCTATGGTTCTTACGCGCGTAGAGGTGACACAGAACGGCTTATTCACGCAGGGAATAAAATATACCGTGGAGATACACAACTGTATTCTGGGGCAAATACGGCGCCTTCTAGGGCATTCCAGTTTGGTGATAAACTTGTAATTGTCGATGGGAAGAAACTGCTGATTTATGACGGAACGGAAGTAGTTACGGCTGAAAGCATTGCGTACATTCCTACCTTGTACATTGCGGAAGCACCAAATGGCGGCGGTGAGGAATACGAAGGGTTAAACCTACTGCAACCGAAGTGGTATGAATTGTATCAAGGCACAGCAACGGATAAGACCTACCAGCTTGCCTTTGGCGGTCTGGATACGGATTTTACACCGCAAGCGTGGATTTTGAACGCAAGCGGCGAATGGGTGGAAACAACAGCGTTTACCGTGAACTACACGGATGGGAAAATAACATTTACTACTGCACCGGGCGTTTCCCCTGTTACAGGAGAGGATAATGTTAAAATCCTAGCCAAAAGAACGGTGGAAGGTTATGCAGACCGCATCAACAAGTGTACTGTTGGCATTCAGTTTGGTGTAAATGCAAACCCTGACAGGTTATTTTTAAGCGGAAACCCTGACTTGGAATACATCAACTTTGACTGGCACAGCGGACAGAATGACCCTACATACTTTGCGGATACATCCTATGCGGAAGTAGGAACGCACGGAAGTGCCGTAATGGGGTATGCCTTGATTAACAACTATCTGGCGGCATTTAAGGACGATATGGAGCCTGACAGAAATGTTGTAATCCGTGAGGGCGACCTTGTGGAAAACGAAGCTGCATTTCCGGCTGTAAACACATTGCAGGGTGCAGGGTGCATTGCAAAGAACAGCATTGCGTATCTTGGCAACGAGCCGTTGTTTTTGACGAAAAGCGGAATTATTGCGCTGACAACAAGTGATATCAGCGGTGAGAAGTATTCACACACAAGAAGCTGGTACATTAACAGCGCATTGAAGGAAGAAACAGGCCACGCGAACGCTTGTGCTGTTGTTGCGAATGATATGTATTACCTGTTTATAAACGGTAAAGTTTGGATATTAGACGATTTGCAATGGCAATATCCAACATTTGCATCGTCTAGTGGAACTGCAAAGCATTCCAATAGGCAGTTAAGTTGTTTCAATCGTTTGAATGTTCCTGCGGTAACGGCATGGACGGATGAAAACAACGAGATTTGTTTTGGAACAGAAGATGGATATGTTTGCCGTTTTTATACGGATAAGGATGACCAGTTAAGCTATTGCGATGGCGCAGTAAAGACGGAAACAGGGTTTGATTACACAAATGCACAATCTATCTACTGCTGTTGGGAAACGCCTGATTTGAGCGGCAGATATTTTTACAAGAACAAAACATTCAAGTATCTGGCCATTCGTGTCGCACCAGAGCCGTATACCAGCTTGATTGTATACGCAATGCGGAATGGCTTGTGGAAACTGATTAGCGACTTTGAGGAAAATACACGGTATTTCAATTTCGCAAAGTTTAATTTCGCAAAGTTTACCTTTGCGACGGACGCAATGGCAAGAACGCTTCATAAGAAAATCAAGATTAAAAAGGTTGATAAGGCACGTTTCCGTTTTGAAAACACGGAAATCAATGAGCCTTTTGAATTGCTTTCTTTTGCGGCAGAGTATGTAGAAAACGGAAACTACAAGAGGTGATAATATGAACACATCAAAAATCACAACCCAAGATATGAGTGGGCATCTGGTTGCCGAACTCCCTGATGTTCCGCAGATTACCGCAACGCAGTTAAAGGAAAAGTTTGATGATATCAGCAAGAATATAATTGTTCCGAAGGTGAATGCTGTTATTGATGAACTGAACAACAGCGGAGCATCTGCCATTCCTGCAACGGCACCGACAGGGTTAAGCGGAACGAATGTACAAGCTGTATTGAACAGTTTGCCGAATGCTTATGCTGCAAAGGCAAACACATACACGAAAAGCGAAACCGACGAAAACATCGCAGATGCAAAAACAGATGTTGAAGGTCAAATTTCCACCGTATCAACTGCCGCACAGAACGCACAGAATACCGCAAATGCAAAGGTTGATAAATCGCAGGGAGCGCAACACGCAGGGAAGTTTTTGGGCATTAACGAACAAGGAAATGTAGCGCCTATTTCTGTTCCGGGCGGCGGTGATATGCTCGCTACCACTTATGACCCAACAAATAAATTGCAGGATGTATTTGCATACACCGACACGTCTGTTGCAACCGTAAAAAACACTTCCCTCACTGCAACGGAAGGTAAAGTCTGGACAGCAACCACTGATGGAGCATCTTGGGCAGACCCTGCTGGTGGCGGTGATGTATCAGTTGAGTATTCGTCCACAGTGCCTACCAACACAGGAGTACTGACCGACACCAACCAAGACAGCGCGCACTACGGCGAAAAGATTGCACCCATTACTACTGCTAGTGCGGTGTATGTGCCTAGCGCAAGTACAACACTTAACAATATGCTTACCATT